TGGTAATTTATATGGCTGCTAATCAAGATGCTATTCTTGAAGCAGGATCTATGGGAATTAATCAAAATAATGCTATTAATTATGATGAAAATGAAAACAGTACTCGGGCAGTTTATACAAGTGCTGCACGAGTTGCTCATAGAGTTCGATCAGGACAGAGTTCTTCTTTTCTAGGAGCTGAAAGACAAGCATCTCAACCAATTCCTCCAACTCGACAAATGGCTAATACTCCTACACGTTCAGCATCATCTGTTCCAAATAGAAATACTCAACCTCCTACTATTGATCGTCAAACTGGTATGAGTAATGTACAAACCCAACCTCGTGTACAAGGTATGACTCATGTACGAGCTACAAGATTTTCCAATAATCCTACTCCATCTACCCCCACTAGTTCCTCATCAATTCCAGAGTGGAAACAACATATCTTTCTGGACGCTGCTAAGGATAATAATTGGCAAACAGTATATGGACTACTCAATGAGACTCCTGAACTAATTAATGTTGTTGGAGGATCAGCTAATCGTTGGACTGCTTTACATCAAGCATGCGGTGCAAATGATAAAGATGTAGTTAGCTATCTACTTTCTAAAGGAGCGAATAAAAACATTGTAAATAGAGATGGACTTACTGCTAGTCAAGTATGTACATCGCACGAAATTAAAGAAATTATTGATAATCAAATTTTACCTCCCCCTCCTCCATCTCCAGTTCTAAATTCTAGTTCTTCTTAAATTAATTTAATATTATCTAGAATTACTATATCTATATTTTTTTTATTATAATATATTTTTTTTATTATAATAAATTTAGCTAAGGATTCGGAGGATCGAAAGTACTAGTTATTAGATTTTTTTGATCTGGATCATAAATCGCCACTAACAATTTTTGATTAGGAGGGCCGCCGCCACCGGTCTTAGCTATTTGTACTGCTCCATCGCGAGCTGGACCAGGATATACCATTTCATTGAATAATTGTGAATTAAAAGGTATTTGACTTCCTCCATATAAGTTATTTGTTATAACTGTTCCTATAGGAGCAAAACCTACATCAAATTGACTAGCTCTACTAAAATTTCCATATAATTGTCCCAATTTCACATTAATATCATCAATATATGAAAAAGCATTATTATAAACTATTTCCCAAAATTGTAAACTTTTTTGAGGAACTATCTGATGAGCCTTTTCAGCAGTCTCTGGTACACGACTCGTAGTTTGTGCCATGCCTAGATCTTCAAGTTTCATAGCTTGCTCAAATGTTACTCTTGGTAAAGGTATAAGAGGTGGAGCTCCTTTAGCTAATCTATCTATCACTAATTGAGGAGTAGTAAATGGTATATTGACAATATAGACATAATATAATTTAAAATTATAAGCTGGAGGATTATTAACTGGTGGATTATTAGCTGGTGGATTATTAGATAGAGGTCTATATAAAGGAGGTATTGGTAAAAAATTAAAGCCAGGCATAGGTTGTAAGCCCCAAGCTGTACAAAATCCTGAACATTTACCTTTTTTAGGATCTTTTAAAGTTCCTGCATTTAATGATGATCTTCTTATAAGTGCTCTTCTATTAGAAATAGATTTAGCACCAACTCCAGAACCAGACGTATAAGTATTATAAAAATTTGTGTTATTAGAGGTATTAATATATTGATTTAGAAAAGGAATTCTATTACTCATTTATATATATAAATATTATTATAAAGGAGGTATTGGTAAAAAATTAAAGCCAGGCATAGGTTGTAGGCCCCAAGCTGTACAAAATCCTGAACATTTACCTTTTTTAGGATCTTTTAAAGTTCCTGCATTTAATGATGATCTTCTTATCAGTGCTCTTCTATTAGAAATAGATTTAGCACCAACTCCAGAACCAGACGTATAAGTATTATAAAAATTTGTATTATTAGAGGTATTAATATATTGATTCAGAAAAGGAATTCTATTACTCATTTATATATATAATAAATATTATTCTATTTTAAAATTCATACGTTTTCTAGTTTTAATATTTTTAACTTTTGTTCTTTTTCCTAAAAATTTAAAATACCTATTTGCTAATCTAAATCTTTGAGGTATATTTTTGGCTTTTTTATATCTAGTTTTTCTATATTTATATAATACTTTTAATCTAGTATTTAATATCATCCCAACTTGCCAAATTCTTTTATGAGAATATTTTCCTTTTTTATATAATCTCTCTAAATTTTTAATAGTATTTTTAACATCATTTATTGTTGTATATTTAATCTTAATTGTATCTTTTGGATTTTTATCTATGTAGACATCAAATGATTTTTTTGGATTTTTGGGATTAAATAAAAATTGTTTTTTAGTTCCACCTTTCTGTTTTTTACACATTTTAAATGGAGCACACGAAGATCGCATTGTAAAACCTTTTATTTCTCCTTTACATTTTTTAATTGAAAATTTTCTTGGTAAGTCAAATACTTTTTTATCTTTTCTTATACATTTTTTTGCGCTATAACTTTTTAATTTACAGCAATCTTGCATAAAATATATTGAGAAATTTTATTTGTTATTTATTAATATAAATGGAAGACGTGTATAAGAAAAGATTTTATTGGAGTGATCCTCCATTAGCTAAAATTATGCATAAACGTGTAATTGGTCAAATTTTGGAATTTTATGATAATTCTGATCATGGAGGTAGTTATGGTAAATTAGTAGTTGATGATAACCGTTTCGGTGCTATTAATGGTATTGAGTTTTGCTTTTTTCCAGAACATATTGATAAAAAGACAAAAATTCCAATTGGAAATCATAAAGATAGATATGGAATAGGAGAAAAAACATTTGTTACTTTTGATGCTTTTCATTCTGATGCAGGAATGCATCCTACTTTAGAAACTGTTTATTGGGCACATAATATTAGAATACAAAAAATTAAAGATCTTAAGGATCCTGATTGGGTTAATAGATAAAAATTTAAAATCTCTCAACTCTTCCCTTTTTATATTTAATTGTTCTAGCTCTATTTATTCTCTTTTTTCCTAATTCTTTAAATGTTTTAGGTGTTTTTTTTGTAATTCTTTTAGTAGGTCTATAAACATCATTTTTATATTTATAACCTACAGTTCCTCTTTGATTTCTCCATTTCTCTCTAAACCATCTAGCTAATCCTTTATCTCGATTTTTATGTCCTATATATGGATCTTTATTTCCATATTTTTTCTTAAAACTCTTTTTATAAGCTTGAACTAATACACCACTTCTATATGCGCTGTGTTTTTTGATTTTTTTATATATTCTTTTTTTTGTTTCATTATATAGCTTTTGATCACGAGGTTGCATATATATATTAGTAATAAAATACTAACTTAGTCCTATTACTCCACACGCTAATCTTGCTCCAGCATTACCAGTTTTTAAGGATTCCTGATTTCCTCCTTTGCCTAAATCATCTTTATCTTTATGTACAATAATACTTCTACCAATTATAGAATTTTTATTGCATGGATTTAAATTTAAAACTTTTGTAGAAATTATTTTTGTTCCAGATGTAATCTTTTTTGTAGTCTTTATATTTCCTAAATCTCCATTATGTTTAATTTTACTATTTGGACTTCCATGAATATTTTTCTTATAAGTATTAAAATGAGGTCCAGCAGTTTTACACCCTTTTAATAAATTACCAAATTTATGTATATGAAAACCATGATATCCTTTTTTTAAACTATAAATTTTATATCTAATATATAATTTATTATTTTTTTGAGTAAATTTTACTACACCCCTTACCTTATTTAATTTTGAATATTCTTTATCTGGATATAATATTGATATTGCTTTTCTTTTTTTATTCGTCATATATATAAAATTGATAATAATTATTAAATATATATTTTCTTAACGATGAGTAATAACCAACCAATACAGTTAGGTTTATGTTGTTTAAATTTGACAATGAGAGAACAAAAACCATCAGTATTTTCTTCAAGATCTATTATTTTAAAAACATTAAAAGATAAGGGAGTAGATTTTTTAAAAGAAAAAATTATTGAAAATTTAAAAGATACGTTAAAACTAATTCAATGGAATGAAGAAAATGGTATAAAAGTTTTCAGACTTAGTAGTGAATTATTTCCACATAAATCTAATCCAAAAGCTCAAGAGTATGATTTCGATTTTGCTAAAGATTTATTGAAAGAAGTTGGACTTTTAGCCAAAAAATATAATCAAAGACTTACTTTTCACCCTGGACAATATAATGTTATTGCTTCACCTAATTTAGAAGTTTTTAATAATACACAACTTGATTTGGATTATCATGCTTCGGTATTAGATCTAATGGAATTAGATAATAATTCAGTAATGGTTATTCATGGAGGTGGAGTTTTTAAAGATAAAGAAAAAACAAAACTTCGATGGTGTGAAAGGTATTTAATGTTGCCTGACCATATTAAAAATCGATTAGTGTTAGAAAATTGTGAAAAGAATTTTTCAATCCAAGATTGTTTAGATATTGCCGAAAAAGTTAATATACCAATTGTATTTGATACTCATCATTTTGAATGTTACAAACAATTACATCCAGAAGAATCTTTTAAAGATCCTGAATATTATATTCCTTTAATATTAAAAACTTTTGAAAAAAGAAATATTAAACCTAAATTTCACGTAAGTGAACAAGGTTCTGGTAAAATAGGTCATCATAGTGATTATATAGAAGTTATACCAAACTATTTATTAGAAATTCCTAAAAAATATGGAATAAATATTGATATTATGATTGAAGCTAAAATGAAAGAACTTGCTATATTTAAATTATATGAAAAATATCCATTTTTAAATTGTAAAAGTGATAATAGTATACCATCTTGTGAATTATGCCAAGAAATAGAAGGTGAAGATTGCGAGTGTTGTAAACCAAAATTTACAATTAAAGTAAAAAAAACAAAA